GTTTACGAAAAACTGTATTCTTTACAGGATTTCTTAACACCTGAAAACTATAAAACTTATGATGAGCTATCAATGAAGTTGAATAAAGTACTTGGAGTCGATGCGGGTCATTCTGCAATGCCGGCACCAGTAATGAATGAAACTGCAGCTCCAGTAGCGGGTATGAGTACATCCAATGCGGAAGCAATGGGTACTACTCCTTCAGCTGAAGAATCATCTGATGAAGATGATACATTAAGTTATTTTGCTAAATTAGCGAAAGAAAGTTAAAATCTTTTAAGATTTAAGAGGAGGCGAAAGCCTCCTTTTTTTTAGTCTGAATACTGATTTAATATATTTGCGTTTCTAAAATTAAAGTCAGAAGGAGGAGGGCCATTAACTATTACTGTTGCTCCACCTTGAGAATTCTGATATGATGTATTAATGGTAGGTGGACCAGCTGGATATCTTTCTTGACCAGCTTGAGATTGTAAGACTTTACCTTCTTTAGACAACGCATCTATTATTTGTCCATCTTCGTCTTTACCATCTCTTTTAGCCATCATTGCATCAATAGTAGCTTGTCCTCTTGACATAACTTCATTAAATTTACGAGAAAAAGCTTCTTTCGGACTTTCTCCACCTGGCATAGCGGCTGCTATTGCTGATAAAGCGCCTGCTGCAATTGCTTTTGGAAATGCTGCTATCTTCATAAAGATAGACATTAGGCTTAACATAATATTTTTTATTATGCCACCAACACCGATATCTGCAATTGAATCTCTTATTGTATTAAAGAATCCAATAACTGCATTTTTAACTGCGTCAAACATGTTATCAAATATATCAGCAAATGAGAAAGATTTTAATTTTGCTTTTGCGTCGTCCATACCAAAAAGACCTAAGAAAAATGCTGGTATATCTATAACAAAAAAGTCTAATAATGAGCCAACTAAAAGATTGAATGCGAGTTTTAAACCGTCAAATACACCTGCAATAATTTTATTTAAACCATCTTCTTGTGATTTAAATCCAGTTATAAATCCTTTAACTAATCCAAAAATTCCTAATACTGGTCTTAATATCTGACCAAATACCATACCTAATCTTTGAAATGCTCCTTTAAATTTATCTAATACGCCGAATATAGTTTTTAATACAGGTAGTTTATTAAAGAACATAAATATTTTAGTACCTATATTTGTAAAATTCTTTCCTACACCTTTTGCAGTTGCTGTAGCAGCGTCTAAACCTCTTGCAAATACAATACCGATTCTTTTAGGTAGATTCATTAACATTCTAAAAGGTTTTAATATCATTGAAACTAATTTATTAGCGCCTTGTCCTAATACTCCAGATGCTTTAATTTTAGTATCAATTCTACCAAATGCTGTAAATGCTGATTTTCTTCCAGTTAAAAATCCTGTCATACCTTTTAAAAAGTTACCTACATTGGTTAATGATAACTTTAATAACTTACCAAGGTCTTTTCCAGCATTTAAAATAAATCTTGCACCCTTTGCGAACACTCCTCCGCCTTTACCTTCAGCTGAAAATTTAAATGTTTTTGCTACTCTATCTCCAAAGCCTTTAAATACATTTTTTATATTATCAAAGAGTACTGGAAGGCCAAGAGTCTTACCCATACCTACTGCGCTTTTAACAATATTAGCTCCTATTCTAGCATAGGGTGCCATGAATCCTTTAAAGGCTCCAATAAGGAAACTAAATATCGCTGTTCTTACAAGGAATCCAAATATTCTACTACCTTTTTCATCTTTAAACTGCATTTGTAAGAGTCTAAACTGAAGTTTTAATTGTTTAAAGATATCAAATAAACTATCATTACGTTCTTCGTCTCTTTTCTTCTCCATACGTCCACGTAAGAGTTGTTCTTTATCAGCTTCTAAATCATCTAATCGACCTTCTTTTAAAGTCATTATTAATTCTTGCATCGCATCTATTTGCGATTGACTCATATTCATAGCATCTCTTTCTAAATGGTCTTGCAGTTCTTTTGAGTAAACTGCAGCTTCTTTAGCCATATCATTTTGGTCACTATTTAAATTTTTGATATTATCTACCAAATCGTCAAACGGGTTATTCATACCTTGTGATTCTAGTGATGCCATATTTTATTCCTTATTTACCGAATGCTTTACCAGCTTCAGATATACCAAACGACCCTAGTGTTACTACCACAAAGGAAGTGTAAATTGTTTCAGAAACTTTTAAGTCAATATCCCATGCTAATGCTGTGACTAAATCGGTGATACCGAAACACATCATTAAAAAGAATGATATAAATCCTATGATTGCTTTTTCATTTAAGTCATTGTCGTCTAAGAACAAATCAATGAATTTTCTTTTACGAGGTCCTAATCTTTCTGCGGCTTGTTTAGCCTCCTCTTTCATTTCCTTAATTTGGTCTTCTTGTTCGTCAAGCTTGTCAATCATAGCCATATACTTATCTAAGTCTATTTCTACTTCATTTCTGCTGTTATCTTGATTCTCAGCCATTATCCATTTCTCCTATTTTCCGCTTTTATGCGTTCGTTCTCTTCTGTTATGTGTTCCTGCAAAAGAGCTATATATATCTCCCTTTCCCACGGTACCATATCATTTAGTTCTGTTAAACTATACTTATGATGTTGCATCATTGCAAAATTAGTCTTATAATGGTTTACAAGACTATCGTGCGAAAGGCCTATGTAAAAAAACTTTGCAGACCTCTTAATTCCTGCTCGTTATCTTTGCCACAACTACATTTATATTTTAAATTGTAGTTAACTGCCGGCATAGTATTAAAAAAGTCTGTCATTTTCATAAATTGTACAGAACTTAATGAATCAACAAACTTTGTAAGTGATGCTTTAGATTCATTTTTAGAATCATATACATCATCTTTATCAAAGATTGTATCTATGCATGCCATAATCATTCCCATAGCGCTATCAACGCCTTCTTCAGCTTCAGAAAAACGACTTACGTCTTTTACTGAAGGGTATTTCATTACAACACCTACTTCATCATTTATCATTATAGTAGTTTCATCTTTTGAAACCACTGGTAAATTTATTTCATCAAAATCGACGGTTACATCGGTTCTCATGTCACATGTTTCATCATTACATTTCATAGATAAATCAATCTTTTCACCAACTGATTTAGCTCGTAATGCTAAAAATAAAGTTTCAATGTCAAACATTGCTAAATTTTCAACATCATCAATATCATCTACACATGATTTAATAACATCTATTGTCGACTGCATAATAACCTTTTGGTCATTAGTCTCCATAGCCATCATTAATATCTTTTCTTCCTTCACTAGGTACGGTCTATACGTCACTGTTTGACCAGTTGACGGTATTTCAATACTATACCTAGCTGTATTTAGCTCTGGTAAAGCCATAATATTTCTCCTATTATATTATCCAAATATAGATAACGCACTTCTTATTGCGCTACCTGTACTACTTAACGCACCTTGTGGTACGTATTTATCATAAGCAAAACTCACATTCAATTTTTGAATCTGGCTAGTACTTTCGTTAGAAAGCGCTACTTCACTCATCGTTACAGGGAATGCTCCCTCCAATTTCACGCCATATATTGGCACGTCTTGTTCATCTAACTGTTGTATTATTACATCAGTAACTATATCTTCTTTATATGCGATACAATATTTATCATTGTCTACTATACTATTTATCCACTTATCAAAGATAGTTTTCATATAATAATCATTTGTAAGTAAAAAACTTAGTGCAACATCATCATGTATTGTACCATACGGTATTTTTTTAGACTGTCTTACAGTTTGATGTTCAAAAGTACTTATTTGTTTTCCAGGTAATACTACCGAATCACAGAGTAATGATATATCTCTTGGGTCATTAATTAAATTCTTTGCGTTAAAATTACCTGCTATAGCTGATGATATAGCACCTTGTAAATCAAAATTAAATAATGAACCGTTTGGTGGTGTAAACATTACATTGAATCTATTAGCTTTTGCTAATCCACCTTTTTTACCTATTGTTGATTTTAATCTGTCTATGCTCATGGTTGTCTCGCTATTTTAAGGCTCTCATTCCAAACACTTCCTTTACTTTTCTTCTTAAATTGTTCTACTGGTAAGAATATAGCAATTTCCCAATCAGTCATTGGGACTCTTGCAAACTGTGATTTAACGTGTGCTCCTAAATAATGTTTAAAGCACGGCTTAAATTCTTTAAATTTTTGTACACCTGATAATAAATTATATCTTATTTTAGTAAGACGAGTACTTTCAGTTGATTTTTCTGGTCCTAACGCCATTAATTCATCTAAAAACCTAGCTCGAGTATTATAATTTAAATAATGTAGATTTAATCCATAGAATCCACCAGGTGCAGCATCTACCATGATTGTCAATGGAAACCTATCATAGTATGGTAATGTTTCTTTATGCTTAGGGTCATAAAAATACATATACATGCTTCCACGCAAATTAGTAGTAGTTCTATCTAAAGCTGAATCTCCTAAAACTTTTTGTCTTGATACAGATAACCCTTGCACTTCTTTTTTAAACCAATCACGCGATTGTTTAGTACGAGCTTGTACTCCAGCTCTAAATGCATTTGCTTGTAAGGTATCGAATAAACTTGCCATATAATCTATTTATACAGTTTTATAGTATCTTTATCCCTAGATTTTTTAAAGTTTCTTCTGTCCATACTTGAAACTTCCAACCCTTATATTCAGCAAACTGAGTAGCTGCTTCCCATTTATCTTGATTCTTACTATATGTAATCATCTCATTAATATATTTTTTAGTCTTACGACTACGTTTTTTAGGTGGAGTTGTTTGATTCTTTGGTTTAATTTCTATTAAATAAGTTTTTTTATCTTCCATTTGTATTAAAAGGTCAACAAAATAACGATGTAATTTTTTATCTACTGTACATTTATAAGGTACAACTACCTCTTCTGAATTCCACATCTTTACTTTTGGATTGTTTTCACACCATTTAAATGCTTGTCTTTCCCACAAAGAACGGTATACAACTTTATTTGCATCTCCCGCATATTTTTCTGGTCGTTTTATTGTGTATCTGCCTCTATAACTCATATAAATAACTCTATAGTATAATTAATATACAAGTATTTATATAGGAGAAATAGGTGTTTACATCTAAACCAAAAGACCAAAACAAAACAATAGAAACAGCTACTGAGGAAGAAGCTTCTTTGTTTGATAGATATACAACAAAGTTTAAAAATAGAGTTTCAGAACAATTAGATAAGTATACTCAAGAAAGAGTTGATATATCTAATGACCAATTTCATATGTATCCATTAGACTTAAATGGAACAGCGGCAGAAACTGGTTTACCATTTATACGATTTTGTATAAAACCTAGTGAAGGAACAAAAAAAATATCGATATTTTTATATCAGCCTCCTGGATTTTCAGTGTCTGATGGCGCTAATTATGCTAATTTTGATGTTGGTAGTATAAAAGGTGGTTTAAATTTATTAAACAGCGCAATGAGTGGTAAAGGACCTAATATAACAAATGCTGATGTTGGTGCATTTGCTATGATGGGCAAAGATAAATTAATGGGTGGGTCAAGTACTATTGATAAAATAACAAGTTCTGGAGCTATCGCAATGGGTGTTGCAACTAATCCATATACAAGAACAGCATACGAAAGTACAAATGTAAGAGCTTTTAATTTTAGTTTTAAATTAATTGCAGAAAATAAAAAAGAAAGCGATATGGCCATGAACATTGAAAGAACTTTTAGAAAATTTTTATATCCAAAGAGAGCAGGTTCAGTTGCTTTAGTATATCCTCCATTAGTTGATATAGAATTTTATGCAGAAGGTAAGATTAATCAATACATGCCAAGAATAAAACCATGTTATATAACATCTTTAGAATCAACTTTTAATGAAGGAAGCACCGCGTTCCATAAAGATACTGGCGCGCCATTAGAAGTTAATTTAACT